GAGAACGGCTACAGCCCGGCCTGCGCCGGCTTCGCCGTGCTCACCTTCAAGGACGGGCGGCTGCTGCCGCCAGAGATCTGCGAGGTGATCGAGGGTCGCGCGATGTGGCGCGGGCAGGTGGTCGTGGACGACCACGCAGACTATCTGGCTGAGCAGGAGGTATCATGAAGAAGGCGCAAGAGGCGTTGGAGAAGCTGCACGTCGCGCTGGAGGCGCGGGACGTGGCCGTGGGCCGCGCCGTCGAGGCTGTCTACGCCCAGTTCGCGTCGATCATCGCCCGGCGCGAGCGGGAGTATGATGACGCCCTGCGCGCCGCTAAGGGACAGGAATAAACGCCTCGATCGGGATCAGCACCACGCGCTCGATGTCGCGGCTGTCGCCCCGGTCTGAGCGGCCGCCGGTGGTGACGGTGTGCTCGACGGGGAGCTGCACGACGCCCAGTTGATCCGTCCACTGCACCGCCAGCAGGGCGTTGGCGTTGACCGCGCAGAGCGCGTTGTACTTGGCCTCGCTCAGCAGGTACGTGTCGTAGCGGGCACGCGTGTTGCGGCGCACCTTGATCTCGACGACGCAGGGGCGGTGCGTGAAGCGGAAGACGGCGTCGTATGGCGCGAAGCGGTCTTGCGGCGCGGTGGCCGTCAGGCCGAAGGCGCGCTCCAGCTTGGCCACGACGCTGGCCTGATTGCTGCGATCGGCGTCGCTCTCGTAGATGGGTCTAGTCATGGCTGCACCCTCCCGGCGGTGGACATCAGGTGCAAGATCCTATTGCCGCCGCCCCTGTCCTCGTACACCTCGACGCGCGCCCTGCCGTCTTGAGCATAGATGCGGTGGTAGTGGCCAGCCTCGCGCATGGCGTCGTCAAGGTTGGTGCATTGGCCGCCCGCGATAGGCGGCTGCTGGCCCGGTGGCTGCGTCACCTCGAAGGTGTAGCGGCCTGCGACTGTGGTCATGCCGGTTGCCCCTGTCTCAGGTTGACGCGGCCCCTCGCCCGGCCGTTGGCGCGGGCAGCCTCGTAGACGGTCGGTCTGTGCGCCTTGAGCGCCGCCGTGCAGCGCGCCACTGAGCCCCAGCCGAGGTCGTGGGCCAGCTCGCTGAGCGTCCGGTTGCCGATGTCGTAACCGTTCTGCGGCAGCAGCGGCGTGGTGCCCGGCGGCCGTGGCGGGTTGTGGGTGCGGCGGGGTGGCGCGTCAGCCTCCTGTGCGGCGCGCTGGGCGGCCTGCACCTGCGTCTGGTAGGACGCCTGCCGCACCTGCGCCAGCAGCCGCTCAGTGACCTGCACAGGCTCGCGGCGGCCGTCGGCAAAGAGCCAGTAGAAGCGACGATTGTGGATGATGGGTCTGCGTGTCATGCGTCATCCTCTTCGGGATCGTGGCCGTACCGCTCGCGATAGACCTTCAAACCGAACAGCAGAAACTGCGTGAGGTCGGGCGGCTCTTCATTGCGCTCATCAAAGAACTCGGCGTAGGGAATGCGATAGGTGTAATGTTCGCCGTCGTCGGCGAAGGCGTCCTCAAGGAAGACGACGATGTGGCCGTCCATGAGATAGATTTCGAGGCGCTGCTTACGCAGCCACCGCGAGACGGCTTTGTTGATGAGCGTCTCAACACTATCGAGATCAAAGTGGAAATCGATGTCGCCCTTAGTCGTCTTGGGATCGGGATCAACGTATGTCATAGCTCAGTGCTCCTTTACCAGTCGGTGTCCTCAAGATCTTGCGGGGTGGTGGGCGGCCGCCGGACGATGATCCAGACGGCCGTGGCGACGAGGGCGAGGATGGCTATAGCCAGCCAGTTGTCGCCCGTCACCGGCTTGCTGGCTCCAGTGCCCAGACGTGCGCGCAGCGCTCGCCTGCGGGCGTGTCCACCAGCAGCATCTGGCGCTCCTGACAGTAGGCCAAGGCGCGCTGGTGGGCCTTCTCCTCCCATGCGGATGCCCACAGCAGCAGGCCGACGCAGGTAAGGAGAAGACAGGTTAAGCCGATCAGTGCGCGGTCAATCATTGGTGTTCTCCTGTTGCAGAGGCGATGAGATCTGTCACGGCCGTCAGCAGCCACATGGCCTCGTTCGCCTCGGGCTGGCCGTCGTCGCCGTCGATCACGTCGGCGTAACGGTCGAGGTAGTCGGCGACCTCCTGCAGCATGGCGAGCATGTCGGGGGCTGCGGCGATCAGGCGGGCGTTGGCCTGCTGCTCCTCGATCGGGGGCGCAAGGTGCCCCTGCCCGAACAGGTCAGGGTTGGTGCTGCAGATGTCAGCGTGGTCGTCGTCGTCCACCTCTACCATGCGGCAGACGGCGAACCATGGGCCGGGTGTGTGCTTCATTTGATCTGCTCCTTGATGAGGACGGCCTCGGCGACGATTTCGGTCGCGATGGCCGTGATCGCCGCGAGGCGGTCGTAGTGCGCCTGCCGATCGGCCACGCACTGGTCGTTGTCGCCGGGGTAGTCCCGGCCGTTGGGCGTCACCTGCTGCAGCGCCTTGATGGCGGCCTGCAGGGCGTCGTAGGCGGCGATGCGCGGGTGGGTGAGGTCGGTCAGGCTGCTGCCGTTGATGTTGAGGGTGGGGCGGATCATGTCAGTAGCCCTCCGCCTGCAGCTCACGCTTCACGGCGTTGAGGGCGTAGACCTCGGACAGGCTGCGGAGCAGCAGGGTCTTGTCGCCGGAGTGGTCGAAGAAGGCGCGGGCGGTCATGACGCGGTCAACGGCCGCGAGTAGGTGGCGGTGCACGATACGCACCTGCCGGCCCTTGAGGCGCTTGAAGCTGCGGTGGGCCTTGTCGGCGTCGATGTTGCGGTAGGCGGTCATGTCGGTGTCTCCTGTTGCTGATGGGGTCAGGCGAACTTGAACGCCATCGCGTCAACGAAGTCCCAGTAGCGCGCTGAGACCGAGCGGGCGATGTCCGAGGCTTCGCCGTGGGCGTCTGCCACAACGATGGCGGTGTGGCGCATGTCGCGGGCGATCGCCTTCGCTTCGGCCAGCGTGGCCACGTCAGCGAGGATGGTTTCGGCGGTGATGGCGGGGAAGCTGATGGTCATTGGGTGTCTCCGGTTGGTCGTTGCTGATGACCTCTTCTCTCATAACCAACGTGAGGTTGCAACACCTAATTTGCAGCATTTGTAATTTTTTTCATCCCCCTGCAGCATGCAGCATTAGCAGCATGATGCGTCATGCTGCAAATGGTGCAGGTCGGGTAATGCAGCATTTATGCAGCAGCAAGGGGAGACACCCCCTTAGGGGTGGCCCCCACTGCTGCAAATGCTGCACCGAGCAGATGCTGTGCTGCGCTGCAAATTTCCGTGGTGTGGTGACCAGCTCCGGAAGCTGAAGATGCAGCATGATGCGTCGTGCTGCAGATGCTGCAGCGCCTCGTGCTGCACCTCGTAAAATATCGCTTGCAACGGTACGTTGCATGTGAGATGGAGGGTCAGCAACCACAGGAGACGACAGATGCAGAATGTTCCCGGCCCGTATTACCTAAAGGAAAGCCTCAAGGGCGAATGGTGGGCGTGTGGTTACAACGGCAAAATCGTGCGGCGCTTTCCTGCTGACCAGTTTGCCGCCGCAGACGAATATGTGACCCGGCTTGTGCATGAGTGGAGGGGCGCATGACCCGTCACGTTGGGGCGGTGTTCTGGAGGCAGACGGGGAATGGCGAACGACTGCCCGCTGCGTTTACGGCTATTGGCTGTTGCCCGCCTAACCGTAGCAGGGGGCGGCCACAGTGCCGCCCCTTGTCGTTCGGCCGGCCGGGTGTTATTTCCGTGCAGGAAGGAGCGACCCTGATGCCGTACCCGTCGAAGAAGAAGCCCGAGCTGATCGAGCAGGTGCTGACGCGCATCGCGCACGGCGAGACGCTGGCGGCGCTCGGCCGTGAGCTGGATTTCCATCCGGTGAACTGGGGCAAATGGGTCGCCGCAGACGAAGCGTTGGCGGTCGCGTACGCGCAGGCGCGGGACGTGGGTACTGACGCCCTCGCCGAGCAGGCCCTCGCCCTGATCGACGAAGAGCCGGCGCGCGTCGAGGGTCGTGTCGATCCGGGCCACGTCGCGTGGAAACGGGCGCAGGTGGACACGCGCCTCAAGCTGCTGGCGTGCTGGAACCCGAAGAAGTACGGCAGCAAGCAGCAGACCGAGCTGACCGGCCCGGACGGCGGCGCGATCAAGACCGAGGCGGTGGGCGCCGCGCCCGACGCCATGCGCGAGCTGACCGAGGTGCTGCTCAAGCAGGCCGCCGATCGGGCCAAGTGACAGCCGCTGCCATCCTCCAGACGCTGACGCCCCAGCAGCAGGCCTTCGCCCTGTGGCAGAACCGCTGGGCGCAGACGGCGCGCGCCAACCAGATCCCCGAGCTGGTGTCTCCGGGCGGTTTCGTGGAGATGGGCTACCTCGCCGGGCGCGGCTTCGGCAAGACGCGCGTTGGCGCCGAGTGGCTGGGTCGCGCGACCTACCTCGACGCCGCCGGCTTCGACGCGGCCGTGATAGCGCCCACCTATCAGGACGTGAAGTTCACCTGCTTCGAGGGCGAGAGCGGCCTGCTGTCCGTCATCCCGCCAGAGCTGGTAAAAAATTACAACAAGACCGACCTCGTGATCGAGATGTACAACGTCACCGGCGGCGTCTCATCGATCCGTGGCTTCACCGCAGAAAAGCCCGAGCGGCTGCGCGGGCCGCAGCACACGCGCATCTGGTGCGATGAGCTGGCGGCGTGGATGTACGACGACGTGTGGGACATGGCGATGATGGGCCTGCGTCTCGGCCCGCGTCCGCAGGCGCTATGGACGACGACGCCCAAGCCTAAGGAGCTGGTGCGCAAGCTCGTGGCCAAGAAGCCGGGGCGCGTGATCGTCGCCGGCTCGACCTACGACAACCGCGCCAACCTGCCCGACAGCTTCTTCGACCAGTTGGCGGTCTACGAGAACACGACGCTCGGCCGTCAAGAGCTACACGGCGAGCTCTTGGATCCAGAGGAGAGCGGTATCGTCAAGCGCTCACAGTTCCGCCTGTGGCCGCACGACAAGCCGCTGCCGCGCTTCGACCTCGTGGTCATGTCGCTCGACACGGCCTTCACCGAGAAGACCATGGACAAGCGCAGCGGCGACCCAGACCCGACGGCGTGCAGCGTGTGGGGCGTGTTCTTCCACGAGAAGCGCAACAACGTGATGTTGTTGGACTGCTGGGAGGAGCACCTCGGCCTCCCGGATCTGATCCGCAAGGTGAAGAAGGAGCTGAACGTGTCGTACGGCGACGATGACGACGCTGCCGTGATCAAGCCCCTGTTCGGCAGCAGCAAGCCGCTCACCTCCGGCCGCAAGCCCGACATCCTGTTGATCGAAGACAAGGGCAGCGGCATCAGCCTGCGCCAGATGCTCGAGCGCGAGGGCATCGAGGCCTATGCCTACAACCCCGGCCGCGCCGACAAGCTGACCCGCCTGCACATCGTGAGCCCGATCTTCGCACGCAAGATGGTCTGGCTGCCCGAGAGCAGCAAACACCCCGGCCGGCCGCGCAACTGGGTCGATCCGCTGCTGCACCAACTGTGCTCGTACACCGGGCCCGGCAGCATCAAGCACGACGACTACGTGGACAGTACTTCGCAGGCGCTCAGGCTGATGATGGACAAACGCCTACTGGATGCTGTACAAGCCAAAAAAGATGAACCTGTTGGGCCTCCGCCCAAGCCGGTTGCCAATCCGTACGCTGCATAGGAGCGGGCATGGAAGACGATGACGATCTGCCCGAGACCGAAGTGGTCGATCTGGGCGAGGCCGACGACGAGGACGTGATCGACACGCCCGACGGCGGTGCCATCGTCCGGCTGGATGACGATGACGACATGGAGCCTCGCTCCGACGACTTCCTCGCCAACCTCGCCGAGGAGATGCCCGAGAGCGAGCTGCAGACGCTGGCGCAGTCGTACCTCGACCTGATCGGCAAAGACAAGGAGGCGCGCAAGAAGCGCGACGAGCAGTACGAGGAGGGCCTGCGCCGCACCGGTCTGGGCGACGACGCGCCCGGCGGCGCGCAGTTCAACGGCGCGACCAAAGTCGTCCACCCGATGCTGACCGAGGCCTGCGTGGACTTCGCCGCCCGCGCCATCAAGGAGCTGTTCCCGCCGCAGGGGCCGGTCAAGGACATGATCCCCGGCGAGGTGACGGCCGACAAGGTCAAGAAGGCCAAGCGCAAGACGACGTTCATGAACTGGCAGCTCACCGTCCAGTCCAGCGAGTTCCGCGCCGAGCTGGAGCAGCTCCTGACGCAGGTGCCGCTGGGCGGCGCGCAGTACATGAAGGTCACGTGGAAGGAAGACCGCAACCGGCCTGAGTTCCTGTTCGTCGCGATCGACGACCTGTACCTGCCGTTCGCTGCAACCAACTTCTACACCGCGCAGCGCAAGACGCACGTGCAGTATCTTACGGCCGTGGACTACCAGCGCCGCGTCAAGAGCGGCATGTACCGCGACGTGGATCTCGGCCCGGTCAGCATGGAGCCCGAGTACAGCGTCGCCGAGAAGGCGAACAACAAGATCGAGGGCCGCGAGGAGACCAGCTACAACGAGGATGGCCTCCGCACCGTCTACGAGGTGTACACCATCGCCGCGATCGAGGACGACGAGGCGCTGCCGTACATCATCAGCATCGACAAGCCGTCGGGCAAGGTGCTCAGCATCTACCGCAACTGGGACGAGCTGGACGAGGCGCAGGAAGAGCTGCAGTGGTTCGTCGAGTTCCCCTTCGTGCCGTGGCGCGGCGCGTACCCGATCGGCCTGCCGCACATGGTCGGCGGTCTGGCGGCCGCCGCGACGGGCGCACTGCGCGCCCTGCTCGACAGCGCGCACATCAGCAACAGCCAGACCATGCTCAAGCTCAAGGGCGGCAGCAAGGGCGGGCAGAGCCTCGAGATCCAGCCGACGCAGGTGATGGAGATCGAGGGCGGCATGGCGGCGGACGACATCCGCAAGCTGATCATGCCGCTGCCGTACAACCAGCCGTCGCCGGTGCTGTTCTCGCTGCTCGGCTTCTTGGTCGATGCGGGCAAGGGCGTCATCCGCACCAGCATGGAGGACATCGCCGACGGCAACGCCAACGCGCCAGTCGGCACGACGCTCGCCAAGATCGAGCAGGGCATGGTCGTGTTCAGCGCCATCCACGCCCGCCTGCACAACTCGATGCAGAAGCTGCTGGCCATCCTGCACCGCCTCAACGCCATGTACCTCGACGACGAGGAGACGGACGTTGAGCTGGGCGAGGAGCTGGCCACGCGCGCCGACTTCGAAGGCCCGCTCGACGTGGTGCCGGTCAGCGACCCGAACATCTTCAGCGAGGCGCAGCGTTTCGCGCAGGTGCAGGCGGTGGCCCAGCGCGCTGCGGCCATGCCGCAGCTCTACAACATGCGGAAGGTCGAGGAGCGCATCCTCGAAACGCTCAAGATCCCCAACGCCAAGGATCTGTTGAACCCGGCGATGGAGCCGAAGGAGCAGAACGCCGTCAACGAGAACGTGGCGGCGACCATGGGCCGGCCGATCGTGGCCTTCCCCGAGCAGGATCACATCGCCCACCTCAAGACGCACCTCGCCTACCTGATGTCGCCAGCGCTGGGCATGAACCCGCTCATCGCGCCGACGTTCATCCCGGCGATCCTCAACCACATCAAGGAGCACATCGCGATGTGGTACGCGTCGAGCATCTTCGATCTGGGCACCGAGGCCGCCGGCGGCAAGGATCTGGGCGACCTGCTCAAGGAGCTGAAGACCGCCGACGACAAGCGCGCCTTCGACGGCATGCTGGCCGAGGCGGCTCAGATCGTGGCGCAGGAAGCGGGCAACGTGTTCGCGTCCCTGCCGCCCGTCATCCAGCAGGCGCAGCAGGTCATGCAGTCGTTCGCACCGCAGCCGCCGGTTGATCCGAGCGTGCAGTTGGCTCAGGCTCAACTGCAGGCACAGGCCCAGCGCGACGCGCAGCGGGCGCAGCTCGACGCCCAGCGTCTGCAGCTCACGGCCGCCCAGACCCAGCAGAAGGCGCAGCTCGATCAGGCCAAGCTGCAGCAGGCTGCCGCCGCCGATCAGGCCGATCTGCAGATGGATCAGGCCAAGCTGCAGCTCGACGCGCAGCAGGAGCAGGCGCGCCTCGCCTCCGCCCAGCAGATCGAGCAGATCGAGAACCAGCGCAAGATGGCTGAGATGCAGGTGCGTCAGGCGATGAACACGCAGGACAACCTGACGGCCATGGAGCTGGCGCAACTGGAGGTCGAGACGGGCGAGCGCTTCAGCGTCAGCACCGGCACCGGCATCAACCCGTAACGAGGAGACTGAAATGAACGACACCAAGGGCAAGCCGGTCGGTAAGGACGGCGTCAAGATGCACAAGCGTCTGGCAATGGGCGAAGCCGTCGAGACCGGTGCCGGCAAGGGCGCGATGGGCGGCAAGAGCTCGCCGAAGACGCCTGCATGAGGATTGAGGTTCTGCTGCAGCGTCTGGAGCAATCGCAGGCCGATCTGGCACGCGATGCGCTGGAGCAGCCTCAAGGCCGCGACCTCTTCGAGTATGGGAAGGTCGTCGGCATTTACGCTGGTCTCGAGCTGGCCAAGACCGTGTTGATCGACATGGTCGCGGAGAAAGAGCGAAAAGACCGTAATCTCTAACCACTTGAGCGGAGGAGCACCCGTGCAAGAATATGTTCTGAACAAGGTACAGTTTGCGTATGGCAGCATCGACGAGGCCTTCCCGGCCGTTGATCCGGGCGTGAAGCCCTTTGGCAGCCGCGTGCTGTGTCAGATCCGTCTGGCCAAGAAGAAGACGGCCGGCGGCATCATCCTGACGGGCGACACCAAGGACACCGAAACGTGGAACACGCAGGTGGCCAAGGTCGTGGCCGTCGGTGATCTGGCCTTCAAGAACCGCAACACGCAAGAGCCGTGGCCAGAGGGCTCGTGGGCTACGCCGGGGGACTTCGTCCGCGTCCCCAAGTACGGCGGTGACAAGTGGACGGTCAAAATCGACGACGATCAGGAAGTGATCTTCGTCATCCTCAACGATCTGGATCTGATCGGCGTAGTCACGGGCGACCCGCTCGCGATGAAGGCGTTCGTCTGATCCATAAGGCTGAAAGGAGCCGATCATGGCTGATACAGTAGACGAAAAGGACGACGATATCGTCGTCATCGAGACGGACGGCACCGAACAGGTTGAGCAGCCCGAGGTGCAGGACGACGATGAGGACGAGGACGACGACAGTCGCATGGGCACGTCCGAGGACGACTCCGAGGACGAGATCGTCGACAAGACGAAGAAGAACCGCGACAGCCGCGTCAAGCGTCGCCAACTGCAGAAGGTGGCCAAGGAGCGCTCGCAGCAGGAGCTGGCATATCTGCGCGAGCAGAACGCCGAACTCATGCGCCGCATGGCTGCGGTCGAGGGCAACACGCTGACGCAGAACGCGGCCGGCGTGCAGCAGCAACTGCAGCAGGCGCTGGCCGAGGCCCGGCAGGCCGAGCAGATCATGGCTCGCGCGATCGAGGCCGGCAACGGTGAGGACGCCGCGACCGCGCTCCGCATCCGCGACGAGG